TCTAATGTTAGATCAGCAAAAACTGCACCAGCTGAAAAAGATTCAACCGAACTGTATTGGGGGATTCTCGCGCAGGCATTTGCCGTCGTCCCCCATTTCATGCGAACGGTTGGAGCAGTAGCCCCTCTCGCTCCAACAACATCAAATCGTGTGAATCCATTCACCAGCTGAATTGGACCCCGTTCAATCACTCCGAGGTCATCGTGAACGCTGATAACAATTGTGCTACCTGTAGGCAAAAATAACTGTGATGCTTTTTCTACTGCTTCCGTTAATGACGTAAATATAGTGTCATGGAAAGCGTTGCCGCTTGCGCTCCACTCAAGCGCACTATTCGTTTCTTGGCCGTAGGGAATTGAATTGCTTCCTGTTAATGGAGTGCCTGAAGCAGAGCAAACGTGCAACAGTGCATAAGGGACACCGCTAGGCAGGGACTGAACCAGTCTTTGTGAATTTTGCCAATAAGCCAAACCTCTAGTTGTGACAACCTTTGGATCTGCATTGATCTGACCGTCGGTAGCTGCTGGGGCTGCTGCTTGAATCTCTGTCAAACTCGCTAGTTCGACAACACCTTTGTCCGTCGTACTAGCGCCAATCGGATCTCCAAAATCAAAGTTCAGAGCCGTTCCGACATTGATCGTATTGACGTTGAGTACATCAACATCAAGCTGTTCAAAGTTTGTCTGCTGAACATCATCAATCGAGCTGCTGCCGATGTCCTCAACCGTCAGCGTTGAGCCAGTCTCAACGTCCTCTAGTCCACGCGGCGTGATGTTAAAGCCGTTCTCGTTGCTGCCTTGTGGCACAACGCGACCGCCGCTGTCATGGGTGAAGTAATAAGTGAATGCGTTTTGCGCTCCGAGATCCTTTTGAACAGCAGGAACAGCCTTGCTGTAGTTCAGGAAGCCAGCCCACTCCCAGGCGTGCCCATAAAGGCGCAGCGTGCTAGGACGCCGGAACTCAATCGCCCAATTCCCTAGGCCAGTCGCAGCACCACCAGACGGAGCGTCAGGAAAGTCAGTTGCGCTAGCCGGGTCCAGTAGCCGATCATCAGCAGATTGTGGCACCAATGCTGCGTGTGCTTGGGCATCGTTAAATCCCAACGCGACCAAGAATGCGTGCATACCCTTGTAATCAGTTGAGCTTCGATATGAATAATCCGCCCAAACTGTTGACCAAGTGATACCTAACGTTGTGCTTGCCCCGTCGGTGTCGGTATCAGTGTCTATGACAATCTGACGCGCTTCTTGAGTGATAGGGTCTTCAGAGTTGTAGGACTCCTCAGTGTGAACAAAGGTTTCCAGCCATACAGTGGTATCAGGTGAAGATGTTGACGTATAGATGTCCTTGTTAGCAATAAAATGCTTGTTGTTGTGCTTCACAACAGCACCAGCCGGGTAGAACTCGCCAGACACGTAGGCTTGACTTGGTGCTGACCGCCGAAGCGTGAGTTCCGCAGACGTTGTTACGCCTAACTCATCGCCTGCTCCTGCATTGCTGACGGCAAAAATCTCAGGGCCAGTCTTTGTAAACTCCTGGCTGATCGCGCCGCCAGAGCGTGCCGGATCAGTCTGAATGATGAAATTACGCTGCGGCAGTCTGACTGATGCAGTGTTGCTGGCAACAATTGAAACACGGCGCTCGTTTGGCGTGCGTGTATCAACAAGCCGTCGAATGTAGACGCGCTTGCCAAGAAGCAGATTTGTTGTACCGTCGATGCCGATGGTTGGTTCCCCGGCAGTGTTAGCAAATGCAGCCGTTATGTCGATCTCGGTTGCAGCGCTTGAGTCCCATGCGTTTGCCGCTAATGGTGCGTACCACGGATCACCTTGCGGGTTTTCGGCCCAGATGTGAGTACCGCTCTTCAGGGTGTAGCCGTCATTCAGCAAAATCTGAGGCGTTGACGTTGAAGAACTATCGATTGCCAAGTCACTGGCAAGGGTGATCGTGCTGCTGGTAACAGCAGAGATCGTGCCAAGAAAGATCTTGCGAATGTTGCCGGTTTTCTCTTGCAGGTCAAGCGGGACGCGGATCTTGCTGACAGCCCAGTTCTTGTCACTAGGAAATGCGGCATTCTTGTATCCTTTGCTATAAGCAGCACAGCCACCAAACGAAGAATTGCTATTGGTGATACTGACTTCACCGCCAAGATCAGTGAAATGATGAATACCTTGGCCGATAGCGAAAATCGAAACCTCTTGAATGATGGAATCATTGATTGCACTGATATGACGACTCACCCGTTCGGGCTTCATCCGCACATCATCTGGATCAGCATCAATGTATTGCTGATAGGTAGGTTGCACCCAACTACCGCTTTGATAAATCTCCCAGCAGCTCATATCCTTCTGCAAGCTGACGCCAGTGAAATTGGCGCACACCATGCTCCTAAGGCCCTCAACCTTGGAGCCGTCCATGAATGCACCGCCTAGACCATACTCAGAGCGGATAGAGCAGTTGAAGATATAAGGTGACGCTGATGCAGTCGTATCCCATGCGCTGCTGGGGTTTTGGCCTTGCTCGATAGGGCCAACGATTTGATATTCAGTGCTGCGAGCAACGGTCAGCGCACTTGAAAGATCTGCGCCACTGCCAACAGCAGAAAAAGTCTTGGCGTAAAAATCATCAAGTTCAGCTTCACTAGCGAAATGGAATCCATCCAGTAAGTGATGGCTTGTAGTAGTGCTTGCGTTGTCTTTGATCGTAAAACCAAAGAAGTAGCCGGTGCCGGTGATCTTCAGCATCCCCCTGCGGTTACTGTAATCAGACGCCTCGTCAGCAGCCGCAGGCACCCAGTTGGGACGGATCACCGTCTTACGCAGATCAGCCCCACACAGACTGCATCCTCGCGGCAGCAGCACACCACCAACGGTGGCGGGGTTGAACTTGATCAAGTCTGCAGCGCTTACATCTCGCGATGCGCCGTAGCTTGTGATCGTCGTGCTTGATTGGCCGGGATCGTTATACAGATCGTGCTCGCCAGGGCTAAGAATGATGCTTACGACATCAGTCGTAGCCGCAATGTCAGTCGGCGCGTGCCAATCCTTGCTGGTAATAATTGCTGCTTCAAGGACAGCCCTATTGATTGTTTTGAACGGACGCTGGGGTGAATAGCCGCAGACTAATCGCTGCTTTTCGAGTCGTTTCAGCCTGTCAGCTGCAGTCGTCTCATAATCGTTATACGAGCCGCCTTCAAACTGATCGCTGCCGGTGTAAGGATTGACGTATAGCTGAAATGGCGCACTGAGTGGATCCGCTTGCGCGGTGTTACCCGCCGAAACCGCTGCGTTGCCAGCGATCTGCTTGACCATATCGGTCAAAGCAGCGATTTGCGCACGAAACTCGCCCTGAGTGCTGTTGATATTGCTCAGCGAACCGCTGTCCCCCGCGAACTCCAGACTCGACACAATCATCCGGCACTAGATAACACGATCCTAGCAACCGGCCTAACTGCTTGCTACTTTTAACCGAATGTCAGATGTCGCGACAAAATCAGCAGTGCCGGTAATCAAATCAGTTGCGCTTGTATCGACGCGAGTGTTTGTTAATAAAAGGTCGCATTGATAGTACGCTGAACCATTGAGTTGACTCGTTGATTCATTGCGGTTTTTATACAGGTAGAATTTCGCGTTTGTATCGCATTGGTTCTCGGTAAGCAACACAAGGCGCAGAAGTGTCATTGAGTCAAGCTCATTGGCCTGATCTCGATGGTCCACAAGAAAATTCAATGTTCCGGCACCACGCACCAAAGACTTGACGTGTTCGCCAAAGGTTTCACCGATAGCCGTGGTGTCCAAATTGGCCGCGTCAATACTTAGCGCCCAGCTTTGAAGACCGCATTGCAGCACCCACTGGCGATCTGTTTCGCATAACGTATCGAACAGCGCAGGCATGGTGATAGTTTTAGCCAATGGCTGCTCAGAATTGAGCAATGTCAAAGCATCAACGCTTGTGGCTGCGGTGTTCATTGCAGCTGTGTATCCAGAGTCAGAACTATAAGCTGCAATTACAAAATTCCCGAAGTTCACTTTCTTCATTTCGATGCGATCAAGTGCATCTCCCGTGTAAGCAGCCGATTCTGTTGGGAAAAAAGTAATGCGATCTAGCTCGTCACGATGAATATATGCGTCATAAGTTGTTGCGAGTCCAGTGCTAGAGGTATTGTTGTACCAATTATCACTGTCTTCAACCTTAGACAATTCAACCAACGTATCTCCTGACTGCGTAATCAACGTGTCCCCAGATTGTGCAATTAGAGTAAACGTATCTGTGAATTGATGATAAAACGGACTTGCATCTGTATCCGAGCCTGTATAAAAAGCTCTCGAAGGCCCTGTCAGCCAAGTTGATCCGCGATAGATACCATGGCCATCAGGCGAATCAGCGTAGCCGTCACTGCTGACATCAAACGGCAAGCCATCGGAGCTAGCGATCACAACACGATCTCCAGTCCAATACCCTTGATTTGCTAAAGAAATTGAAATTGGGGTGGCATTAGCATTGAAACGCGCAATGCTCATTGCTACCGGCTGCGGTGTTTCGCGGCTCAGCTCAAGGATTCCACCGTTACCAAGAATCGCCATCAGAACGACCCGCTAGTTTTGCCACTAAACGTAAACGAAACCGGGACGGTCACCAAATCACCAACGCTGACACTCGCACCGGCTTGAGTGATAAGTGCATCACCAGCAATAGTGCCTTGAGTCGTAGATGTATCCAGCACCATCTGGATAGAGTTCAGATCAGTCGAGTCACTGAGCAGTCGGTTGATCAGATTGACTGTCGCGGTATCTGAGCCGTCGTAAAGAAGAGTGCCACTTCCACTGCTACCACGAATGCCATAAACGTAAGTGCGGTCAGTTTGACCGATTCCAGTGGTTTCTAACGAGTCGCGTGCGAATGTGATGGTTGCATCTCGAACTTTCGCGATAGCGGTTCCGTCAAACCGAAGCTCAGCGGTAGCGCCTGTTTTTACTGCCATGATCAACTCCCTTTAGCTCATTCTAAGCTCTGCTGTCAGTTCAACAGTCACATTGGAACGGCCAGCGGTGACGCTTTCAACCTGTGGTGACGACCCTTCGCTAAAAGACCACAATAATCCGGCCCCTGTCGCGCTGGCGTTCAGCCAGCTTTTTAAGGCGGCATCCGCTCCAGCAAATATCTGTGTCGGCAAAGTCAGACTATCAACTGAGCCTTTTGCGCTGTTATATGCGCTGAGGATTGCTGCTGTGTTGGTGTCGCTGATGTTGCCGAATGTCAGGCTAAGTTTTGCCTGGCTGGGCCTACTGCCCCACAACCTACGAGTGATCACACCAGATTGTGACATCTGTGTCTTGGTCGGCCATGTTGGCGCAACAAAGCTGCGTCTTGTTGGTGTGATGCTGGGGAACGTCGTTGCCATAACTAGGTGATGCTCCAATTACTAGCAGTGTCAAAACCATCGGCGACTTCCAAAATGCCGGAGCTGTTTACTGGCATGTGCATTGCTTCAATTGTAAACAATCCATCGTCTCCTGATGTAATTCGTTCAATTTGATAAACGCGCATTTGCGTGCTTGCAATTTTCACGGTAAATACAACACCTGTTGGCGTTGCCATTTTGCCGCTGTTGCTAACAGTGAGTGTTGCGTCAGCCGGTGGCGTTCCTTCCGTTCCATCCCATGCGACCACGTTGTAGGAGCCATCGGCTAATGCTTTCGTACTGACTAACGCCCCTTCTGGTGTGACTGCGCCATTGTTGAATTGGTCATATT